CCCACCATCCCAGAGTGTTCGTTCGATATCGTTCGAACGCCCCTATGATTAATCATATCATCAATCCCAATTTCTTTCTCCTATTTTCTTTAGGAATAAAGACCATATAACTGTGATCAGCTTTTGGAGTTTACCTTACTCCCCTATTTTCACTTCCCCTCGCTCCCTAAGTTAATTTCTAAAACCTTAGGTCGGGCGTGTGAGGTTAGGCGATATAAAGTTATTATGATCGATACGGTTACCTCTGATATAATCAACGGATCTTACTCGAACCAACTTACCAGTTCGTATACTACACCCGGCCGGTTTAATTGCCTAACTGTAGCTACACTAGCTGATGAAGAAGTTCCCTGTCCAAGTAATGGGGTCTACAACGTCACGTCAATAACGTGATCGACAGTGGTCGGCTGCAAATTGCATTGCCGGAATAAATCCAAATACCACTGTTGGTCATAATCTAACTTTGGCAGATATTTGACCTTTTTCAAAGCTCTTTTCTTTTGTTCAATAAATCGAGCTTCGGGTTCTTTTCTTTTCTTAGTTATCTTACCCTTCTTAACGACAAATAAGTCCTTAGAAATCTCCTTATTCATTGTAAATATAGATAGAGATGGTATATCATTCCAATTCGGATAGATATCCTCACCAATACCTCGTATATACGGTTTCTGTAAAGAAATCTCAATGTCGTAAAAGTACTTAAGAAAGGTTTTATCGAGAGATAGTTCGAGTCTAGCATTTGCGTCTTCGTTAAACTGATATTTTAGAGGTATATCGGAAAGATCCCGATAATTTTCTAATTGCAGCAGAGCCACAGCCAATTGTGATTGAGAGATGTTATCTACTGGTTTATCTGATGGAAGTCCAAGACCCCCAAATAAGCGGGGAAGAAAGAAGTTACGATGTGAACCCTTTAATTCTTTTCCCAAGTAATTAAAGAAGAGTTCCGTTGTTCGCTCCTTTTCTTTCGCAACCGCACAGACCAATAGCTCATCTAATTGATCACAAATAGGCATCAGTGATTTATACGCCTTAAATGGATTCGAGCTATCATCAGCAAGAACTTTTGCTTGTCCTTTTAATAGACCCGGGTTAGGAACATAGAGTTGTTCGAAGACCTTACATTTCTTATACGGTCCAATCTTCTCAGATTCAGTACACCAGTATGTAGTCGAGTTTATATTTATAAAGTCGGTTGAGAGATAGTTCTTTCCAGGACTAAGACTCAGACCGGAGGCCTTACAAAACCGTTTCCATACTTCATAATGATCTGGATTGGTAGTAAAAGAAATGTCATCACCATTTATCAATGGTCGAAACGACTCAATAACCCATTCCCAAGAAGTTTCCCGATCCAGATATTCCTCGACGGACGCCCAAAGCATTGCAGCGTTCACGAGACATAGGACAGGAAAACTTGTAGGTGAGCCCATAAGTTGACCGAATCTTTGCTTTATTACTTGTTTATAATCCCCGTTCACCATATACTTTTCCCATTCCTCCAACTCCGGATAATGAAGTTCATGAGATCCTAATGTTAATTGTAGGACCTTTATCCAGACTGAAGAAACGTTCGAATACAAAGCGAACGAATTAATAAACTGTTCAGGAAGACTCGGATGCATATTGTCCGTTGCTTTCGTATAGTCACCAGCCACAAAATGAGTACGCATTAGTCGTTTGTCAACCGGGTGTAATGTTTTCCACATTTCCACATCGATTAACATTGCGTTAGAATAGACTTTATTAATATCGAGAACATTGTGTCGCATACCCACAAATCGAAAGACGGATTCACCGTCTCGTATTCGGTTATGTAGAGGTTTCTGAATTAGCCTTCCCATTTGATACGGAATGGCGTTACCTTTAGTTATCCCCCTCACCTTAAAAGGTTCGAGAACTTGAGCATAACTTGCCTGACAGTAATCCATAAGCAGTACTGAAGAATGAACACTAGAAATAGTATCTCTTAATGAGTATCCTTGGGATGAAATATTCATCTCAGCGATATCCACTAATTGACCAAATTCTGTTGAATCATTTAACGTATCAAACGTTATTTCTTTATGTACTGTTAGTTTCCCAGCAGGAAAATACTCGAGAGGGTCTGTCCCAAAGGTATCACAGAAAAATCCATAAGCACCCAGATTTGCAGATGTGCTCTCAAAGCACGCTGAGAGACTCGGTAGTCTCCACAGTGGGATTTCTTTATCAGAAAATCCTCGATAGTAATATCTAACTAACTGATCTAATTTACTCCTAACCTCAACTAACTCGCTAGGTTCATCCTGAAAAGGGTAGTCTTTACCGAGCATCGAGTTCTGGTGTTCTATAATAGAATCAATTTGTTTCTCTCTTGAAATTGACAGAGCAGCACGCTTACAATTCTGAAGGGCTAGAGCAAGTCTAACCTTTGCAAGATGCGTAATCTCTGGAGAAGAAGAAGAAAAGTATCGCCTTATCCAACCCCCTATAACTACACCTGGTAATTCGCCTTCGAAAAGATCACTCGTTGGCAACTCCGTGTAAGGAAGAAGACTACTAACCAAATAATTCGTATGAAATTTAAATTTCTTTTCCATAAGATCCAGGAAACAGAGAAGTAAATTTCGTTCGATAAAATGGTCGGATGCCTTCTTTGAGGGAAGACGAGATAGACATATGTAACATACGTCCATAACGCCCCTGAATAAAGCAAGTACCTTGTCAAAACAGGTCGACACGAAATATGAAATCGCATCTATATCTGTTAGTCCAAAGAAGAGACATTCACGTTTATTTTGAGCGTGAAGCACCTTTACTATTTTTCTAAGCTTTTGAGAAAACTCAGGCAATAGAGAAAGGGGGAGGTTGCTCTCTTCGAGCTTCTTAGTTAATACAGGCATTTCGTAATAACTAAACGCGCTTAGTCCTTCCATAAGAGCGATTTTGTGGTCTTTTAAGTCATAAGAACTAATTTGGCTTAAAAGCAACTTGTATTCGTTTAAACTATGAACTTTAGTTTTGG